TCAACGGCAAGGTTAACTACATCATGGGCGGTGGCTGGCAGGCAGGGGATGACTTGACCGTGGAGCAACAAGCCCGGTTTATCAAGTTCTTCGACGGACTTTCCAGCACGGAGGACCTAAACGACATTACCGAGAAACTGGTCTTGGACTTGGAGATTTTCAACGGCTTTGCGGTTGCGGTTACTTGGTCGAAACTTGGGACCATCGCCAAGATGGAACACGTTCCCTTTGAGAAAATCAGGGTTGACAAGGAGGAGAAAATGTTTCAGGTGGCGGACTGGTACAATGACGATATGATGCAACTCTTCCCGAAGGTGGGCGACATCGAGAAAATCCCTGCATTTGACACCGAGAACCGCATCGGAAAGCAGTTGTTCTACTATCGGGTCTATGCAGCAGGTGTGAAGCACTACCCTCTCCCCGAATACATCGGAGGCAATGCTTGGATTGAGGCAGATGTGCAAGTGGCTAACTTCCACAACAACAACCTTCGCAACAACTTTTGGGGGGGTTACTTGATTAACTTCAACAACGGGATTCCTACACCCGAAGAACAGGGCGACATCGAGAGGCAGATTAAACGCAAGTTTTCGGGAACCGACAACGCTGGCAGGTTTGTTGTAACCTTCAACGACGACGCAGCCAAGGCCCCGACACTTGAACCGCTCACTCCGAGCGACATGGACAAGCAGTTCGAGATACTGAACAAAGCCATTCAACAAGAAATCTTTATCGCACACCGTGTAACCAACCCCATGCTATTTGGAGTCAAGACCGAAGGCCAATTAGGTGGTCGCAACGAATTAGTAGAAGCCTACGAACTATTCAAGGCCACCTACGTCAACGACCGGGTGCAGAAGGTGGAAAGAATGATAAACTACTTGGGGTCTTTTAACGGTGTGGAAGGCATGGAGTTGATTCCTACCAACCCCATCAATGAGCAGTTGAGCGAACAAGCACTCCTTCAAGCCATGACCCCAGCAGAACTGCGTGAGAAAGCGGGTTTGCCACCGATTGAAATAAAGACCGAATCAAGCGTCCAAGACGTTATCACGGCTATCAATTCACTCTCTCCGTTGGTTGCCAACAAGGTCTTGGAATCCATGTCAGCCAACGAAATCAGGGCCTTGGTGTCCTTGCCTGCAAAGGCAGAGGGTTCGGGTCTTGCAGGAGCAACTGCAGCCGTAGAGGTCAGCCCTGAACCTACTGCACCGCAAGGCTTGGCATCAAACGACAACATCAAAAAGTTGTCGGGCAGGGAGTATCAAAACCTGATGCGAATCGTGCGTCAGTATATGCAGGACAAAATCACGTTGGAAATGGCTCGGACCATGCTCTCGGCTGGATTCGGTCTGTCTGCCCAAGAGATTGACACGATGCTCGGAGTGCAGGTCCAAGAGTTTAGCGAACCGACTTGGGGCGAAGAAGACGACGAAGATTACGGATGGGGCGACGAGGAGTTCAAGGTCTTGGAAGTGGTTGCCTCTAAGTTCGGATGCCATGCAGACGACTACCATGTGATGCACTCCAAGCCGATGCGGTTCGACACCAACATCGACGAAAACATCCGCTTGGCCTTTGCCGAACTGGGCGAAGAAGAGAAAGAGTTGGACTTGAAGATTGAAGCCTACCGCAAGAAGAACCGAGACGCAAGCGTTGAAGAAATGGCAAAGGAGTTCGGGGTCAGCAAGGCGAAGGTCGCCAAGCGGGTTGCTTACCTAATCACAAAGGACCGCTATCCAATCAGCAGGGCGGTGGACAAGATTGCCGAGCAGAACCTACCCAAGGGCGTGAAGGAAGTTGCCGAACCTGTACTGGAGGTCCGCTACAAATACGCTTGGGCCACAGGTTTCAGCAACAAAGACAAAGGCTCCAGCCGTGAGTTCTGCAAGGTCATGCTTGACTTAGCCGGGCAAGGCAAGGTTTACACAAGGGACGACATCGACGGGATTTCTGCAATCATGGGCTACTCCGTGTGGAATCGCAGAGGAGGTTGGTATCACACGCCCAGCGGAGTGAATCGCCCCCAATGCAGGCACGTATGGGAGCAGCAGTTGGTAATCCGTAAAGGCAATAAAATCAGCAAGGCATGAAGGCACTCTTTATAAGCGAAGAAACGCTACTGGACAATAGCATCATCAACGAGAACGTATCCTACACGCAAATCCGTCCAACGGTTGTCAAGGTCCAAGAGATGCGGATTCAGCCCATCGTTGGCTCTCCGTTGTATGGGGAACTGGTAAACCAAGTGGTCAGCGGTTCAACCTCTGCCCTGAACCAAACGCTGCTGGAGGACTACATTCAGCCTGCAATGATTCAATGGCTTTACTACGAGTTGCCGATGGTGTTGGCATTCAAGTACATGAACAAGGGTATGGTTCGCAGAACGAGCGAAGAGTCCTCCCAGATGAGCATGGAAGAGATTACCCGGCTGACCGACAAAGTCAAGAACGATGCCGAGTGGTATTCCGAACGGATTACCCGCTACCTGATGGAGAACCGCAACTCCTATCCCTTGTGGAACTCGCCTCCATCTGCTCTTGACACGATTTACCCGAACGCCACCAACTACCGCACCGGGATGGTCTTGGACCGCAACCGAAGGATGGGAATCAGCAACCTTGACTACCCCTACCCCTACGGTCAATTCGGGGCGTGTAACGACTGCTAAGCATGGGAGCGCATAAAAAAAACATACTGAAACTTCAGACTTATGTCATGGATAAAAATCAAGCAGGCTCTCTTGGACCTTGCAAATGCTCATCCTCAGGTCAACTGCTTCGGGACGGGCGACCCTCTTGCGGTAGGCACGGACAACACGATAAATCTTCGAACCCCAAGCCGTGAGCGCATCGTCTATCCGCTCGTGTTTGCGGACGTTCAGTCTGCAAGTACTGACGCTGGTACTTTGGACTTGGTGGTTGGGGTATATTTTAGTGATAGAGTTGAGTCCATCAAGCCGATGGGCGGAGTGGTTTCGGGCAGCCCTACGCTGGGCTGGCAGGATAACGAGGACGAGGTCCTAAGCGACCAGTTACAGGTAGCACAGGACTTCATATCGTCGCTTACAAACGACCCAAGCGAGGACTGGACCCTATCATCCAGCGTGAGCCTTACGAGGTTTGTAGAGAGCCGGGATGACCGCACGGCAGGGTGGCAGGCGACGATGACCTTTGAGATTCCTTACTCTCACTCGGTTTGTGAAATTCCCACATAAAAGACATTTACAATTAAACGCTAAAAAATGCCTACACCCATATTGCAACAAATGCTCGGACAGGGCGGTACGATGGAGTTTATCAATGGAACCGTAAGCGGTAAAGTTTACGACTTCATAGTCGTCAATGCTGCTGCTACTTTCACGGTCTTAACGGGAACTGGTGGCGAGAACCTCATGACTCCTTACAACTTGTCGGGCGCATCCATATCCGCTGGCATCGTAATCAGCGGTCGCAACGGAGGCAAGATTACTGCCGTAACGCCCTCCGCAGGTTCAGTCATCGGTTACACATTCCTGTAAGCGATGCTGATAGGTTACGGCTACGGCTACCCAATCTCAATGCTGCAAGGCGGACTTGCTGCCGGGGTTTGGGGTGCTTTTAATGCAAGGGCTACGGCTGACGGAGCAACCGCTGCCGAGGCTGCCGTGAATGGCTGCCTGTTCGTCCGATTCGCTGCAATCTTCAACTTCTAACAATGCCGACACCATCGCTGATTTTAGTACCTGCACGATTCAAAACGGGCAAACTCTACACCCCCGTTGCTACGACTTCGGGTGGTTTGGTCCTTGGTGCGTCAGGCGACTTTAATGTTACCCGTGCAACTACGGCAACAAGGGTCAACGCAAGCGGATTGATTGAGGTTGTGGCTTCGGGGATTCCGAGGTTGGACTACTTCGCAAGTGGTGGCGTTGTTGGCTGCCCTGCGTTGCTTGTGGAGCCGAGTGGGTCCAACGGAATCCTTAACTCGCAGGACACCGCAACAAACTGGACGCGTGGAGCAAACCTGTCGGGAACTTATGAGAATGTTATTGGGGTGAGTGGCAACAACTTGACCGTTGCAGCAAGTGGCAGCAATATAGGCTCTGCTGCTGGTCGTCTTATTCGGTTTAGCAACAACGTGGCTCTCGCAAGTGGAAGCACCTACACGATTTCCTTTTTAATGAAAAAAACAGGAGCGCACACGATTGGTGGTTATTATGCAACCATAACTGGTGCAGCATCAGGCGACATTGGAGGAGGATTTGATGTAAGCGGTTCTTTTAGTAGTGGGCAAATCTATAACACCGCAGGCACGACCAGCCGAATCCGAAGGGTTGAACAATGGGGAACTGACGTTTATCGTTGCTCCGAAACCTTTACAATGACTGCAAGTGGTACT